TCTTCAAAAAGCTGGTCAAACAGTAAATCTGATTCGGCAGAATCAGGCAATATTTCTCTTCCTGTTAGTGGAGAGATTCCTGTTACTGCTGGTTGTTGAACTAATGCCATCTTAACCCTCCTCCAAATGTTTAAGCCTATCGTGAATATTTGCCTGTGAAGCCAGGATTGCAGCCAGACCGTGACCATAATCCACTTGCTTACCGTTTGGTGTGTCCTGCACAAAACTTGCACCCATAGGCGTTTTTTCCAAGTCCTGCGCCATTACACCAACAAACATTCCTGCATCTGCTCCAGGGGCATCGGGATCTTTATACTCATATTTGTATGAATTCAGGGCATCCAGGAAACTCTCAACTTCTCCAGATCCAGGGGAAATGTTTGTTTTTGCTCGTATGTCAGAAGATGGTGAAGATGCCCATGCTGCAAGTATAGTCCCTAATCCAGTAATAATTGCTGACCTTTCATCAGAACCCGCTTTCGCTCTTCTCCATTTTGCCATCTGATCTGCAACATATCTCTGGGTTGCATCATCCATTTCTGCCAAATCTCTTGTCAGTTCAAACCCCATCTCTTGGAGATCTGCCTGCATCTGTGCAGTATCGATTTCCACTTCCAACCCCATGAGGGCCATTTCTCCTTTGTATGCAATAATTGCTAATGCATCGTCTAAGGCACGCTGCTTGACTGCAATATCTACATTTGTTTGTGCAAGTAAAATATTTTTCTGCAGGTTTGCCAGGGAAACTGCCAGGTCCGCTTTACCCTGTGCAATTGCAAGGTCTTTCTTCACTTGCAAATTAGCAAGTGCAGTTGCGAGATCCATTGTACCCTGTGCAATCATTTTATCTGTCCTGGCTTTCAAATCTGCAACACTTAAATCCCTGTCAATATTTGCCTGCGTAATAACTTCAGTCAATCGAGTTGCCTGGTTTGCCAGCTTGGTTGCAAGTGCAATATCTGCATTCTTGAAGGCAGTCTGTTTCTGAACTTCCAGGTTTGCAAGCCTAACTTGCAGCTTCATTGTGGACTTGCCCTGGTAGAGTGCAACCAGTTCCTTCTCTGCTGCCATAGATTCCTGGGAACGTAACTCTGCAGCTTTGCCTGTAACCTCCTGAGTCATATCCACCCAGATATTTCTGAGCTGCCTTATCCGAGCTGGATCTGCATCTGCTCCAACCGTGGCCCCCAATAACATCCTCAAGTTATTTTCTACACTTCTTTTCAGCTGCACCTCTGCCGGTGAGACTGCAGTTCCATCCACCCTGTCAATCAGAAGTTGCTCTGCAGCATCAATTCCACCCTCAAAGATTGTGTCCATGTCCTCATCAGTCACCTGTGCAATTGCATCAACATCTCCCACTTCCACAGTATCATCTATATCAGTAGATACATCACCAACTGTTGTGGTAGTTACATCATCAACATCTCCCACTGTAACGTCTGCTGCATCATCAATGGTCCCAATTGTAGGTGCAGTTGCATCCCCAACTGTACCAATTGTAACTGCTTGTGCATCTCCTACAATTGCTGCTGCGTGTGCTGCAAGTGCAAATTCTCTATCATTAAAAGTTCCAGATTCTTTAAACTGCCCTTTTTTGCCTTCCCACCACTCCTCAAAGTTACCGTCAACAGCAAGCACAACAGGAGGTCTCATCCAACTTTCCAGCTCTTCTGTTGTCAGTGTAAATGCTTCTTTTCTTTCTGCCTTAAAAACCGCTTTTGCGTACATGACTCTCATAGTTGCTTCTGACAGATTTGCTGGTTTTGGATCAATTGTTGCCCACCATGTGTCAAAAGGAACTGCTGAACCATCTGCTTTCAGCATTAAATTCATACTGTCAACCATTTTTGGCAGCATCAAGGCAGCAGCATCATTTGATTTAATTTTTGCAACTCCAAATGCAGCTGACAACTGAGCTTCAGATGATGGTGGGATTGGGTAATTGTCCTTGTTCTCAATTAACCAAAGTTTGAACGTTTTATCTGTTGTCAGAGGCGTATTCTCAATTTGAGTCGTAATGGCATCAATCTTTACATTTGCATCAAGTGCATCTTTTTCCTCAAGATACTCATTACCGTTCTTGTCCTTGTATTTTGTAGGTGTAACAGTTGCTGTAGTTGTGGCTGTTGTTCCGTCTCCACCAGTAGTGGTTACATCTCCTGCACCTGTTGTCCCATGATCCAGATTGTATTGCTGAATTACTTTTGGATCTGTTTCAAATTTTATGGAACTTGAATTATGTGCATCTGCTTTTGCTTGAATCTGCTCGGTCGTATATTCTGGGTAATCGTGGACATATGTGTCATCATCATAAGCTTCATATTCGTAATCAGTTACGATTTCTGTTTTTGGTGGATCTGTTTTTGGTGGATCTGTTTTTGGTGGATCTGTTTTTGGTGGATCTGTTTTTGGTGGATCACCCCATCCTTGCCCCATTCCAGTTCCTGGACCAGTACCACCACCATTATGAGGGTGAGGCCCACCATGCCCCCCATCATAACTTCTGACCGGACCACCAGCTGGTCCAAGTCCCTGTGTTCCAGGCAGCGGAGTACCAGAACCACCATAACTTTTCATCAATTCTGCTTCTTGCTGGTTTATAGTTGCCAGACCTTCATTTGCAGGCATCTGCTGAAGCAACATTGCAAGTTTTCTCAGGTCTTCTTCTGAAAAGTTTACCGGACCTAACGGTTGTGTTCGATTCATTTGATTCATCATGTTAGTTTTTGTGCTGGTAGTTTCATTGTGTTTGCTCTGATGCCCACTTCCAGCATCAGTGATGAAATTGAATATGCCTGCCCTGGCTCTGCTTCTTCTGTATCAGAGATCCTGAAACGGATACTCTGGCATTTCTGTTTTTTACAGTGCGCCCTGAACTGATAGACTCCATTTGCCACACCTGAACTTGTTCCAAAAAACCCTTCATCTCCATATGGTGTGGAGTCTCCATACTCAATAATTTCCAGGTCTGTTATGTAATTGAATTTGTGCAGCTCATTGAAATATTCCTGGTAATTGTGTCCAATTTCCAGCTGCAGGGTGTGGGTGCTTTTAAAGTCTCCAAGTACAAATGCCCGCCTTACTCTTTGGAATCCCTGAATACCGTTTGTCTTAACCCAGGAAGTGGTGAGGCTCATTTCAATTGGATCATTTGCATCTTTGTATGAGGTGGCACTTTGTTGGAATATCCTGCCGTCAGTTCTAAGATAGACGTAGTCACCATTACCTCCTTGCCAGGTGGTTGCTCCATTGCCCTGGTGATTTGTCCAGGAGGACCATTTCCCATAGAAATAATCGTATATCAAGGCTCGTCCATCAGAAGTCAGGTAACGTATCTGGTTCTCATTCTGTATCAGTTCTGCAGATGTAATTGTAAGAGAGTTATAGGCTTCAACCTCTGCTCCAATGTAAATTGTTTCCAGTGATCTGTTTAGAAGATATATCCCCTTATTACTCTGAAACATGAGTCCCAGTGGCATTAAAACCAGGGAGTTGGTGTTGCTGCACCCAACGTCACCAGTTACTAAATTTGCTGCACTGAAATCATTCTGCGCACCAGTGGAATTAGGTCCGTTTCCTGTGATATAAAATATCTGGTTTGGCTCGAAGACGATTAATTTCTGGTCAAATTCTGCCAGGGCGGTTATGCGAATGGCCTTATTCAAAACAATGGAAAAAACATCTGAAAATTCGACAGGACTAAGTGGCTGCCTTTTCTTGGAATATAGCAGTTTTTTGGGATTCTCTGAACTGACACAAACCAACCGGTTTTTGTAGTTTGTCAAAACCAGGGATGCAGGTGGTGGGATATTTTCGATAATTCCACCATTTGTGTAGAGAGACTCTTTTGCAACAAGATCTGCATCAGAAATTGCACCAGCATCTGCAAAAGTAATTGAATCGGCTGCAGTGTTATTTGCAACTTTGCCAATCTTGAAAAATAACCTGCCTACAGTGACTGTCCGGTACACCTCACAAATTACATCTGTTTTCTGGGTCAGTCTCAATGAAGGAATTGTGAGTGTTACAGTTGAAGATCCACCAGAGGGTGCAGCCGAGACTGCCACTGATGGTGCAGATCTGTGATCCTGTCCCTTGGCATCCACCCAGAACCAGATTACCTGGTAGAGATAAGTACCTGCAGCCAATGAACCAGCAGAATTATTTATGGCTGCACTGAGATTTTCTGGATACAAATGGTAGTTCAGTTCCACGATTTGCTGACTATCATACATCGAAACATATCCACCTCCAATGTGGAGATTACCACCTAATTCTGCTGATTCAAAGCGTTCAACGGATGTAAAATCAATCGTGATATTGGAAATACCAGTGAGACTGTAAAGGTCATTATTTTTGCTGGTCAACCTGGTGCGTACCAATCCACCAAATTTAAAAATTCCAGCAACTGATGAATCTACAGACGCAAGAAATTTGGCAGGAAGTGGACCAGACGTTCCAGGTAATATCTTTGCAGAAATAAGTCCATCTGTATTCATCACAAAATAAGTAGGCTGCAGACCAGAATCGTGGACTGCAATAAAATATTTCTCTGAATCGTACTCCCATAGTTTACTCACTAATCCCACGCTGCGCTTAATAACTGCTGCACTTCCCATAGAATCTGCACTTATGTCGTAAACAGCACCTTTACACTGGTGATCGTATGTATTTGTAGCATTGAGCGTATAGATGATCTGCAGATCTCCTGCCTGCGTGACCAGCATTGATGCACCATCAATTTTGGTTGCAGTTCCTTCCACGGTGTGGGTTGCTTCTACAGCTAATTGGCTGGTTATACGTTTTATTTTCAAACCTGCAGATGATCCAGTTGATGCATATCCTACATAAATCCTTTCTTCTTCTGCGGTTGCTGTGTTTACTTTGTCACCACAAATTGCAATACAGTCTGTTGCATTAGTTGATAATATTGTTTCAACAACTGGAAAACCTGAACCTGCAGTGCCAACTGCACCATCTGTAGTTATATAACCAACATCAATCCTGGTGGAACCTGAGTTGTTGTAGCAGAATATACCATTGCCACTTGACGCATTATCTGAATAAATTTGAACGTCATAAACTGGGTTGGTATTATTAACTACTGAAGAAATAGTTTTTGCAGCTTTAAATGCAACTGGATTATTAGTGTCAACCTGAACACTCTTGAGGAGATGTGGAGATGCAGAAGTGTCCAGGTAACACAGTGTAGGATTTGGGCCTAAACGTATGCACCTGGGATTAATTGCAGTTGCATCAATCAAAGTTGCTGCCTGGATGATTCCACCAGATACTGAATCCAAAACTGAGGCGAAAATTCCCTCTAACACGCCGGCAACAGAATATTGCTCCCAGGCAAATAACTGCAGACCGGATGCAATACAGCTATCCTGGTTTCTTGCTTCAGAAGTGTTCCTTATAATATCATCAGAATCTATTGATACACTCTGAAATCCCCCTTTGTCAATCCATCGCTCAACTGATGAAGAATAGCTGTATAACTTGGAGTTACTAAATTCAAGCAGTTCATCCTGGAAAGAAGTAATTCCCTCTCCAGAATCTAGCAGATCTGTTGTACCAGAAATTGTTTGTGACAGTGCAGTGTAGCCCAGGCGTTTTGAAATCTGGCTGCCAACAGTGTATCTGCCGTTTTTCAGGTCTGTGAGGGCTGGAGTGAGTTTGGGATCGTTTTTGGTATCCAGGCCAGCAACAACGTCAACTGGTACTAGCTGTTTTTGTAGGGGCATTACCTTCCTTCATGTCGATTAAACATTGTCTGTATCCAATGAGGCGTTGCTGGCGAGTTGCTAATTCATTAATTGTTGTTGATATTGATTCTAGTTCCTGGTCTGCTTTCTGGATCTGTTCATCTAGTAATTCTTTTGCTTTCATTTAAACCTTACGATTCTAAAACTGAGATTCTTGCCTCAAGAGCTTCAACCTTTCCCGTCATTTGCTGGAATCCTTTTAATAAAACTGGAACAAATGCCCCCATTGAGATTGTAATTGGATCAATAGAACCATCTTCAAAAACTGCATCCACTTCTCCATTTACGGCCTCTGAATAAATTGGAATCACTTCATTTGCAACCAACCCAAGTTCAACCTTTACATCTGACGATTTCCATTTAAATTCTCTAAGTTTTAATTGATTAATAATGGAATATCCATCAACAGTTGAATCTACAATATTCTCTTTTAATCTTACATCTGAAGTGTCATCAAGATAAAATACACCAGAACTATTTGTCACCAGATAACCTGTAGGCGCACCCCCCCCAGTTGTTGCAGTAAACCACTTACTGCTAAACCCGTCATTCGCTCCACATTTAACTTCAAGTCCTTTACGATTAACATCATCTCCTGCATTATAAAAAAATCCCGCATATCCATCAAGGTCTCCAGAAGCAGTTAATGGAAGTGTATTACAGAGAAGTTCTGTAAACCTACCAGATGAACGTATATTATCACCAATACCACAGGCATCAATTTCACCACCAGCAATATCAACTTTGGATATATTAACTTCTCCAGTACCTGCTGGTGTTAGATTAATATTTCCATTTGTATCTGTGGAAGTAATG